TCACCTTGATGCTTCCGATATGTTTTTTATGATGACCATGCTATCTTTCCGGGCCTTCCACGAGCTTTCTTTTACAGTGTGTTTGTACGTGTCAAACCACAAGTCTAAATACTCTGAAATTGTAATGGAATCGTTCTTCTCATAGAATTGTTGGTCAATATTTAATTCAGCCTCTGCAGCTGCGATCATAGCTTCTTTCTTTGTTCGGAAGCCTTTTTTAGTTTTTTCTCGACGTCTTCTGGTTATAGGGTCATTGTAAGTGATTCTATATTCCCAGTTATCCCCGCGCTTCCTATAACTCGCCATGGGTACTCCCTCCAAACTTTTTCTAAAATATAACTCTAATACTATTATGCAATGTTACATATTGTTTTTGTAGGAAAAAATACACGAAGTTGATACTAAGGCAGTAAATCAATAATAATTGATTCTATTAATTTTGAATTAAAATAACATATAAAATATATCTTTTTAGTCAGAATTATGGTATAATAAAGAAGAATCGGAAAATTATTTCTATTTAAATTTTTTTGTTCTTTCTTTGACTCTTTCGTCATTAATCGACAATCTTTTTTTGTTCAGTATGTTAAATTAATTTTGAAATGGTGATTATGATGAGTGAAGGTATAGTTGATGTTAGAAATCATTTAAAGCGTATAATTGAGTCTTCGGATGAAAAACAGAAAGAGATTGCCGATAAAATTGGGATTAGTGCTGCCCACTTAAGCAAGTTTTTGAATGGGCAAGAAATTTCACTTTGGATGGTGTTGGAGATAGTGCGTTATCTTGATAAGGATAACGAGGTCGATATCATGCGCCAATGCTGTCTTGAGGCGACTAAGAAGAATATAAAAACTGCTTTTGAATATGCTCATTCAAAAAGTTTGGACTCAGTCACTTGTATGTTGCTTAACAAAACATTGGACGGAAATAACAGAGAGTTAAAGGAATGGGCAATAGTCTATCAGTGGCAACTATGGTCAAAACACAATCGTGTTTATAGCGAAGTTGATTACCTTGAGATGTTGAAAGAGCTGCAACCTAATTCTGACGACTTAAAAACACTTTTGCAAATTCTTGAGATGCTTTGTTTTTATTATAGTGAGAAGTATGATTTGTCTCTACACTACATAAGAAAAATTCACAATATGCTTCCTGAAATGAAAGATCCGTTTATTAAAAAAGCATTTTTAAGCCGCACAGATGAAGCTCTTGCCAATATGTATCTTAAGTTTGAAAATGAAATAGACAAATCTAGAAGAGTTGCTGAAAAGCTTATCGAAAGAAATTTTAGTGTTAATTCTGTGACTAATGGATATTTTATATTGGGTTTATCTTATTTATTTGAATCATACGAGAAAACATCAAACTTTCTCAAGAAAGGAATTCAGTTAAATAACACGAAAGAAAGATATTTTGTAGCAAATGACTTACGAGAACAATTAGCGATAACAAACCTATTCTGGAATAGACCTGTACCAGAAGAATATATAGTGACTGATTTTATTAAATCTGTTGTCAATAAAGCTAATTTGAAATATTTTTATGATGACAAATACTATTCAGCCTTAGCTTTTTATTTTGACGGGAGAAGAGAAAAAAATCAGGAGAAACTACTGTTATCGCTGCATGTTTTTGTGAAAAGAAAGATTACTTTAGAGCAAATCTACCAAAAATAGAGTTGCTAAAATTAGGAGTTGATTATAATATATTAAAAAGGGAGGTGAAAATTAGTGAAAAAGACAATTATAGGAGTTTTGATTACTTTAGCAATAGCACTAGCATTTGTTTTTAGTGCAAATAGCGCGGATGCTCCGGCTTCTAAGAGCAATATAGTCGTTCCATCAACAGGAACTAAACAACTGGCTGATCCTCCAGTTGGAATGAGTTATAAGTTAACCAAAGAAACACCAAAACCTAAAAAAGAAAAAGCTATATTTTATTAAAAAGACGCTGCCAATTACATAGGCAACGTCTTTCGTGTTTTTGAAGGGGATTTCCTATTTTGACAAAATGAGAAAATAGGAAATCCTCATCACAACATTTATTTTCACAATGTATTCAATTATAATAGGAACTAATGTTCTGATGAGGGGATAAAGAAAATGGCAATTGTTTTTGATCAATTACTCAGTATTATTAAACAAACAAAAAAAGAAGATCAAAATCAATCTTCTTCTAAATCATCCAAAAACTTAGCTTTGGATTCACGATAAGACTTAAGAGCGTTTAACATAAATTCTCTTTCATCTTCGGTGATTTTTTTGCCTTCGTTGTCTATTATGTCAGCTTTTTTAATTGTATCGAGGGTTAAGTTTCTAGAGAATACTAATTCTTTTTCTTCTTCACTCATTTTATTTAGTTCATCTTCGACTGTAGCGAAGTAGGAAACATCTACATTAAAATATTTTGCAATCGCGTTTAGTTTTTCATAAGAGGGCTTTTTAATTTTATCTCCTGCCTCAAGTTTAGAGAGATAACCTTGTGTGACACCTGTAGCATCAGCCAGTTGACGGAGAGTCATCTTTTTTTGCTTTCTTAGTTTTGCGATATTCCGTCCAATTATTTTATTTTTTTCCATTAGAAAGCAATCACCTTTCTATTCAAAAAAATTCGTTGTTTACTGTAGTCAATATTATAACATGTATTGATTCCTGTAGGATACAAATTCATCAAATAGGGGTTTACAAAGTAATGAGTAAGGTGCTATATTTGATTTAAGTTATTCCTGTAGGAATATTTTAAGGGGGTGAGAATATTGAATAGTAATATCATTTTCGGTGAGAAAATTAGAGAAATACGCAAAGACAAAAATATGTCCTTTAATGAATTTGCTGATTTCACAGGGTTTACAAGCTCTTATATTTATAAGTTAGAGAATGGGAAAATAAATCCTACCCTAAAAAGCATTAATCAATCTGCGAAAAATTAAATGTTCCTGTTGTGTATTTTTTTTAGGAAAGAAGTTTCCTGTAGGAATATTAGGAGGAGGGATAACTTTTGAAAATAGAACTTGAACAAACAGATATTGAAAGAATTACAAACGATGTTATCGCAAATGTGAGTGCGGCTTTGATACCTAAAATTCAAGAAATGATTTCAGTTTTATCCTCACAAGACCAACTTCTGACTAAAAAAGAAGTGTATGAGGGGATCTTGAAATGCACAGCTAGAACAGCAGAAGAATTATATTTTAGTCAGCCAGATTTTCCGGTATTTGAGCTGCCAGGGCGGCCCGGTTCAGGAAAAACACAACAGAGGTTTTCGCGGCGTGCAGTCGAGGCGTGGATTGCTCAAAAAAATTGCACTAGAGCGGAAAGGATTGGGTGAATTGTTTTTGATCAGTCATGTTTGGCAACAAAATAAGTTTCACTTAGTAATCAGTGAATCTGAATCAACGCATCAAAGAGCTTTAGATAGATATCTTTCGCAAGGTGGAAAGGTTATCCGAAGTGAAAGAGCTGACAATTTATTGGGATCAGTCATCGTTAACGGAAAGACATCGCCTTGGCCCTTGACAAAAACAGAAGCAATAGAGCAAGGAAGTGAAACTAATGGCTAAATTCCGGCAGGTCCATGTGCAATTCTGGCAAGACCCAAAAGTATTAGAGGAATTAACACCTGAGGATAAATACTTTTATTTGTATCTCTTAACCAACCCCAATACGACTCAAATAGGCATTTACTCTATTACTAAAAAGCAAATGGCCTTTGATATTGGATATTCAATCGAATCGATTAACAGTCTTATGGAACGGTTTCAAAATCATCATAGGTTAATCGTGTATAACTCTGATACGCGGGAAATTGCAATCATCAAGTGGGGGAAATACAACCTCAATAAAGCTGGAAAACCAATGATGGACTGCATAGAAAAAGAGCTGCAGGAAGTCAAGGACAAAACGTTGATAGAGCTTCTTTATCCGCACATTCCTAATGAAGCTATCAGGGAATCATTTTCACGATACGTAAACGACACGCATAACGATACGTTACCGACAAGTGGACAAGAAAAAGAAGAAGAAAAAGAAGAAGAAAAAGAAAAAGATATATTGTCGGGTAAACCCGACGCCGCATCTTCTTCAAAAAAAGAAAAAGAAGCGATTCCATACAAACTGATCATTGATCTGCTGAACAAAGTAGCGGGTACACGATACCGGCATACTACACCTAAAACAAAAAAAGACATCAAGACACGCTGGAACGAAGGTTTTCGCTTTGAAGATTTTAAACATGTCATTCTAGTAAAAACAGAGGAATGGCTCAATGATCCTGCTATGAATAGGTTTTTACGTCCTGAAACATTGTTCGGCACAAAGTTCGAGTCTTATCTAAACCAAAAAGTAGGCTTATCACATGAAGGAAATCACAAGAGAGCGGGCAGCCGCAGTCAAGGGCGAAGTATCTCGGAGGATGACATTCCTTACTGATGAGGACGGCAATCCTGTCTAGGTCATCGCATTCTGTAAAAAACTGATATCACTTGAGAGGAGAAATGAAATGGACAAACAAAATAACTCAACCCCTGCGGCAACAGAGGTTGATCAAAAACTTTTTCACTCAATCGGTATTGCTGGTTATGAAATTAAACAGCAAAGGATCAGTGAACATCAAACTGATAATCTAACAAGCACTTTAAAGGTTGAATTCTTATTCATTAGTCACAATTCAAATGTTGAAAAGTTCAATAGGTTTCTAAAAGACTTAAATAAATTTATTGATGAGCAAAACCAATAAAATTATAGTCCGATTTTTGACTTAATAAACGCAGCAGCAACTTGAGACAAAGTTGGTAATGACACGCTAGCAAGTTTTGAAACCTTTTCTTTTGTGCTTTTCCAAATACCATCATCTCTAATATTGTCTAGAAATTCGTGACCAGAAAAAGAAATGGAAGATATACCGATGAATATTACCTTATCATCTGCATATTGTTTTGATCCTATTAATAACTCAGCTTCAAGGAGTTTAAGAATACAATAAAGAGTTTGATCTTCTCCATAATTTTGAAAAGTCTCAAAGGACTTGATTTGTTCTAAATAAATAGTGTCATTTAATCCGAGTTTTTCTTCGAATTCTAGCAATAATGATCGAACGCAATCATGATTTAGTTTCATAATTTCACCTCCTATCTAAAAAGATAGGAACATTATACCAAAAAGGAGGCTTATCACATGGAGGAAATCACAAGGGATCGGGCAGCCGCAGTAAAGGGCGAAATATCTCGGAGGATGACATTCCATACTGATGAAGCTGGAAATCCTGTCTACTGCAATAAACATACAAGAATTATCAGCAGCAAAGAAAAGCCTTATCCTGTTCAATTGATGAAGCTGCATGACGGCTCAGTAAAATGCCCGATGTGCGAAAGGGAACAGCGCAATAAGGAGATTGAACAAGAAGCTGAGACATGGCGCCGGCAAGTAGAGAGAAAGGTTCTTTCTACACATTCGATTATTGCTGATCCAACTCTTGTAAAGGCAACGTTCGAAACGTTTCATTGTTACAACAATGAGGACGCAGAGAACAAATGCCGGATGCTTGAACTGGTAGACCAGATCAAAGCGGGCGCGATCATGAATATATTTCTAACTGGCGAGTCCAACGCCGGAAAGAGTCATCTTGCAATATCAGCTCTGAAAGAACTGAACAAACAGAGTTCAGAAGAATATGCAAAATCAGCGCTTTTCGTTAATAGTGATGCACTTATGCGGCGTATCAAAAGTTCTTTCAACGATGATTCTGAAAAGCTTACGGAGTTTAAGGCAATCGAATTGCTTACACGAGTCGATTACCTCGTTATTGACGACTTAGGGAGCGAAGTGGGTGACACAGATAACGAGAAAAGGACAGCACCTGATTTCATTCAAAGAGTTTGGTATGGGGTCTCTACTGGCAGACAAGGCAAGGTGACCATAGTGACAACAAATCTTACCGGCGTTGCTTTAGCAAAGCTTTATGACAGAAAGACCGTCAACCGCCTTACAGCCCATCTTGAACAAATTGATTTTGAAGAGAAGCAAAAGAACAAAGGGCGTAAGACACCGGCTCTGCTGAATTAAGGGGGGAAACAAGTGGTACAAGCAGTCATGCCCGGCGTTTGGGAGCTCAAGCCAGAACGGAAGCTTACTGACGCTGAGCGCAAGCAGGAGGTTAATAAACTCATTGCTCACATTGATCAGAAAATAGCAGACTATCAAAACTCTAGGAGGAATGCAGTATGAAACATGGCAAACGTCCAACACGCGCGCAAAGGGAGATTATCAAGGCAAACGGTCTAACTGTTGAAAACTGGCTCGTATCAAAAGATTTGCGGCAGGAGCATCGTCTCATTCTAGTTCATCGGAATACTGGGAGAGTTAGGAAGTGTTTGGCATGAGTGTCGTAGCCCTTGCTGATCGGTTAGAAATTGCCTTGGTGGATCTTAATTTTGAATGGTCCTTGGTGCAAATGCGTCAGGTTGTTGATTATTGGTACGACGGAAAATCCATTTATGACATAGCTGAGCTGCTGAACAGAAAGCCGGATGAAATCATTTTGCTGATTGTAGACTTTGCAAGAGGCCGCGTGCTTCCGCCACGTCCCTACGGGTTAAATGCGAATAACCGAATCTTCATCAGCAAAAAGCATCTGAGAGATAAAAAAGATAATTTGCGGCGGTTCGTGCAGGATAGTCCGGTATATATTCCATTCATCGAAAAAAACTTTGTCTGGAATGATTGGGAGATCAAGCGATTCCGTGACATGTGGGAAGCCGATGATTCTATCATCTGGATATCAAAGCAGCTTAATAGAGACATTGATGAAGTGCTATTCCTGATCATTGATCAAGCGGGCAAAGGTTTCATTGATCCGCGGAAAAACGGACTTCTCGGAAAGGATGCGACAGAGCATGACCTTATCAGGCAGCGGCTTCCCTTTTGAGAAAGCAACCATTCATCAACTTATGGTCATCGTGCGGTATGAAGAATGTCCGCCTGACTATAAAAATGCTGCGATGCAGTTATTGATCAAGAAAGGAGCGGAGACCGTTGAAATGGACAGAACGTCAGCACTTGATTGAATGGCTCACTATCCTGGGCGGATACGGAAAAGCATTTCTGGAACGCCAGTCAGACAATGAAATTGAGACACTTTACAATCTACGCATTAAACAATTAAACGAAGAGTAAGGAGGCGAGGACATGACAGAAAATAAAGACTTACGTCAGCATGGGAAAGTCATTACATGGGTTATGACGGAAGAGGAGCGTTTGGAGTATATAAAAAAACATCCAATCATCCCAACAGAAGAACCACAGACGAAGCTGCAAGTTTTCCCGTTGAATGATTGGATGTGACGGCCAACTGATCAGCCGTTCCCGTATGGTAAACAATAAAAACTAGACACTTTTATTATACCATACGGGGGCGTTTACAGTGAACTGTCCAAAACATATAGAAAATCTCGAACAGGTAATTAATCAAATTGAAAATAACAAAAATTACGTCATTGTGATTGACGGAAATAATAGATCATTCAAATTAACGGAAATGCCGGAGCACGGGAAAACCATTGTGCAAACATCAAAAGGCAACCTTTCAAGAATTGATTTTGAAATCGGCTATAAAATGTGACGCAGAGGGGGCGGTCCTCTCTGTGATAATATGGGAGGAACGGGCATGGATAAATTACAGGAAATTAAAGCGCGTATTTCAAAACTGAAAGGCTATGAAAATGCTAAGCCAACAGATCAATATTGGATGGCTAAAGAGCATATTGACTTTCTGATTGATCGGACTGAATTGTCTGTTAAGCAGCAGGAAATTATTGAGGAAAACAAGCGTCAGCAGGAGGTTACGGTTCATCAGTTCCGACAGGCACGGGAGGAGATTCAGCATCTTAGCGGGGATAGGAAACGATACAAACAGGCATTAGAGAAGATCATTACCAATCTCAATTTTGCGATACAAGTTGCTCAAAATGAATTGGAGGATGATGTGGAATGATCCCTTTACAAGTTGAACTGCAGCGGGCAGTCAAATCCACGAAAGACGAAGCGATGACCATTTATGAGGCGGCACAGTATTTAAAGGTTGAGGTTGAGGCAGTACCTATGTTGGTGGCTCAAGCTGAGGATTTGAAGATGATTGGGAATGAAGTAATTATTGCAAAGCGTGATAAGACAAACGGTTGGCTCATTGGGGCGATGGTTTTGGTTTTATTCTTTGCGATTGCAATTCTGCCGGGGATTGGGGGATGACAGCATGTGCTGGATAGAGGTCAGTAAGGCTAATCCAAGAGCAGTTGCTTTGGCATATCGCTATACAAGACAAAAGCTGGGAACAAAGCAGTTTTGCAGACCGGGAAAAGCATAATGCTCCTTTCAAAGATGCAAAGGTACTTTGGGTGACATGGCCGGACGTTCGTGATGATGGTTTTGATGCCTGAGAATGTACTTTATTCAGAAGTACTATGCAAAGGTCACAAGGCAATCTTTCAAGAATCGATTTTGAATATATATAAATTCTTTATGAAAGATTAAATTCTATTAGAATTTCATGGTATTATAGGATTGTATTTCAAGATGAATCTAAGGAGCAGTGTTAATGAATATCATTAGATTAAGGGTGTTTAACTTATATGGAAAAAATTACGATGTTAAATTCCATAAGAAATTAACAATTTTATACGGGTTAAACGGAAGTGGAAAAACAACAGTACTTGATATTATTTTTAATATTCTTAATGGTAACATAAAACGTTTAGCTAAATATAAATTTTCACAATTGATTTTTGAATTTGAAAAGGACGGAAAACCTAAAAGTTTAAATATTGTAAGTCAAGGAGAAGTTATGGAAGTATGGTTAGATCACGATTTCCATTTAAAATTTACATATAGTGAAATATATTCTTATATGAAACAAAATAAAATTGATATTGATGAACGGTATAAATATCGTGAAATGTTAAATGAGAGATCAGAGGAAGAGTTTAAAGAAAAAATGGAACCAATGTCTGACTTGATTTATGTACCTTTAAATAGGAAAGTTAAAGGACATTTACATGGTCTGGTAAGATATGAAAGTCCTGTTACAAGAAGAAAATATTATTATAATAATGAAAGTGCTAACGGCAATAATCATAAAAATATTGAAGACTCTATTCAAATTGCAAATAGACATTTTGAATTACATAACAAAGAATAGTTAGGAATGAGAATCAAATTAACACAAAGCTACGAAACAGAATGGTAGCAAACTTCTCTCGTCCGGTAGAAACAAATTTATTAGAAGCAGATGAATTAAATTTTAATGACTTAGAAGAAAAGCTAAAAATTATTTTAAAAATGAATATGGATTTAAACAAAATATTAACAAGTTAATAGATAAATATTATAAAACACGAAATAGTTATGAAAAAATTGGTGATAATATATTAATCAAAGACAATAAGTCTTTTATAGATCATACTTCTGCTTATGTTCAATTGAGTAAACTAAGTGAAATTGAAGTAATAGCAACCAAAGAAAAAAATAGAATTGATTTACTGAAAAAAAACTTAGAGCATGTTTTAGTTTCAATCAACAGCTTGTTGAAAGATACGAGAAAAAATATAAAATTTAATGAGGAAGAAAACAAACTTGTGTTTATAAATTGGGATAATAATAAAGAAGAGTTAGACTTAAGTTTACTTTCCTCTGGTGAAAAACAAATAGTTATCTTTTTGTTTTTTCATTAGCACCACATTATCGTTATAAAGATAAATTACTCCTCATAGATGAACCGGAGTTATCCTTACATGTAGAGTGGCAATCTAAATTACTGAAATTACTTATGTTGAATAATACAAGTTCTCAAATTATTATAGCTAGTCACTCACCTGATGTTATTGGGGACTACTATGAATTATGTACTGAGGTTAGGGGTACTTTAAGTTGAATTCATTTCCAACTAGACATGAAAATTCATTATTAGCTGATGCAATGCTTAGATATCAGGAAGCAGATTTGTTTTTGTTTATTGAAGATAAAAAGATGCCATACATTTATGAGGAATTGATAGGGCGGTTAGTTAACCTTGAAATAGGAAAAACTTATCCTTTAGGGTCGAAAAAAAATGTATTAGAAATGTTTAATAAGTGGAAGACATCAAAAAAAGTACTTAATAAGTGTTTCTTTATTGTTGACAAAGACTTTGACCATTTCCGTAATATACTTGTGCCAAATCACCCAAATTTAATTGAATTAGAGAAATATACGATAGAAAATTATTTAATTACTAAAGAAGGAGCAATATCACTTTTAAAAACGAAAATTTTTGATAAAGATAAAGACGAGCTCGAAACTTTGTTGGACTGGGAAAATTGGATTGAATTAATGTATGAGGGTTTTAAGGATTTATTTATAGCTTACGCCATTGCTTTTAAATTTGATCTTGGACCAAACTCAGGGATAAAACCAGGTAAGTATTTCAAAACTAAGTCTTACCAAATAGATGAAAACATGGTTGAAAAATATATTTTAGATATAAAAAAAACTGTGTGTTGAAAATCACATTGATTATGAATATGAAGCAGAGAAAGTCAATCAATATTATAAAAAACATACTTACTACGACTATGATGCACTCATTAAAGGCAAATACCTTGCTTTTGGTTTATTGAAGTATTTAAACTTTAAAATTCTTAGTGCGAAATTAGATGAAGATTTGTGTTATCCAATAATGGTAAAAAACATAAGCTTGGAACCATTTGAATTTCTTAAGAATAAACTAATTGGATCTGACTCATATAATTTAATATCTTAATGAGCTAATAAAAGTAAACAGTCCAAGAAGGAAACGCCTGCGGACACTAATCACTGTACAGAAAATCTGTGCTCTGGTTGGTGTCCGTTTTTTTATTTGAACGGAGAGACAGTATGAAGAATAATAAGCCGATTAAAACGCCCAAGAGTAGAATGATTTTGAGGCAAATGATAGGTCGTGGACGCAAGTCCGGAGCTTTAAGATGCAAAATAAGCGGGAGGGCATAAATATTGAATCAATTAACATTAAACATTCCTCAGATTAACGAAGAAGCGACTAAATCAAAAGCAGAGAAGCTACTTGATCAATATCGGTTATATCTCTTACAGGTGCCAGATAATTTTTTGCCAAAGGTTACATCAACTTACAGCATTGTTCCGCCAAGCATCACAAATGAGTTTCATTCTTCAACAGAAGAGGCAGCATTAAAACGTCTTGATTGGGAGATTCAGCGTGACAAATTCTTAAAAAGGATTCAAAGAGCTGTTAACCGTCTTTCTCAAAGAGAACGGCAGATCATTGTCATGCTCTATATGCAGCCAGAAGAAATGTACGATTATGAAGTATATGCAGAAATGGATCTGAGCCAGCGCAGCTATTATCGTGTGAAGGCAAAGGCTCTATATCGACTGGCATTTGCTCTGAGAGAAGAAGTCTACAAGAAAGGGGCAGCTTCTTAATGAATTTTGTTCAGCCTATACGTGATCCGGAACGCATCTTTTACATCAAGAGGTTTTTAAAAGAGCAAAACATGAGGAATTACATGCTATTCGTAACCGGTATCAATTCAGGGCTCCGCATATCGGATATTCTGCAGCTGAGAGTAAGAGACGCTAAACGGCCATACTTCAATCTCATAGAGAAGAAAACGAAAAAGAAAAAGAGAATTGACATGACGCCGGCTCTTCAAAGAGAGTTTAAGGCATATGTCGAAGGGAAAGAGGATCATGAGTTTCTCTTTAAAAGCCGTGAAGGGATTAACAAGCCAATATCCCGGTCGATGGCATACAAGATTCTCAGGGCTGCAGCTGAGTATGTTGATTTAGACGATATTGGAACCCATACACTGAGGAAAACATTCGGCTATCACTTTTACAAACAAACGAAGGACGTTGCAATGCTGCAGGAGATATTTAATCATTCGGATCAACGGACAACCCTGCGGTATATCGGAATCAATCAAGACGCCATGAACAACGCCATGAAGAAATTCAAAATATAACCCGGCTCATCCAAAATAATAAGGATGGGCCTTTTTCTTTGCATTTTTCGTCAATTCCTCAAAAATAACAGGTGTGTAATTCATTTTAGGGATATTGGTTAAAAACAGAGAGGACAAGGGGGTGGCTCAGTTCGACGAGTTGCACAGTATAAAACATATGGGTAATTCGTGGATAATGTGGATAATTTATCTTATAATCAATTAATCAACTATTAAAGGAGGATATTTATGAGTAATTGGAAACAAGATTTTCGGGAAAGATACATGGAATTAGCAAGAAGTAAAAAAATGAATTCTTGGGAACAGGTCAGTACGTTTTTCCAAATGGAATTCGAAGCATTAATTGACGGAATACCATATAAAGATTTTATAGAAGTCAAAAAAACTGACAAGGTTTTAACGCTAACGGTAGGTAATACATTCGTAGACTGGCGTTAGATAATGAAATTCATGTTAGGGTAAATGGCATCAAAGAGGGCACTATAAATGTTGAAGATGGAGCTGTTTATACGAAAGAAGGTATGGAAGAATCCGCACCTTTAGTTACGGAAACCGTAGATACGATCTTTCGTAAAGCTTTTTATAGGGTTACTATATAAAAAATATTTTGGCAGACAAACGGCACAAACATGGCAATATAACGGCACACCATTTTGTCTCTAGTGAGTTATTATGGTAATAGGCAATAAAACGACAGGCGCTTTCCCAATCGGGAGGGCGCTTTTTATTTTGTGGAAAAGGAGCGGCGTTACATGGAGTTAAATCTCTCATATATGAGCATTTCTGAGTTATTGGAAAAGGCAGCAGAGAACAATGAAATTATTTATACAAGATCAAATCAAAGGCTTCTCGGCAAAACAACTGCACTGATCCAGTTTGCGAGGGAAAACAATTCTCCTATTCTTACGAATAGAGCAATGGCAAATCACTATAAAGGATTACATCCTGATTTAACGTTTATAGGCTATTGGAAAGGAATCGAGTTGTCAGCCTATGAAAACCTTGTGTGCGACGAGCTTGTGCCTTTCGAAGTTGCTAAGGAGTTACACGAGTCTGGTCACCTGTTAACGGGGTTTGTTCGGAAGCCGTTCCCAGGAGAGAAATCTTTTTCCTCTGCGAGTTTTATTCATGACGATGAAAGCATTCTTACTTTTAGAAAAATAGAACCGCCATTTCTACAAATTGAGATGGACGACGTTGATTCTGCACCCCGTATTTTTTATAAAGGCGAAAAGATTGAAGGGATTATAAACGCGGATTTTTCCTACTTAACAAACACTGAGTTAATAAACCCGACGCATATTGATATTGAATACGTGGATGAAGATAGCAAGTTTGGGACAAAGGCTATTGTTCATAACAGGCATCTGGTCAGTGAAAGAAGATTGAGTACAGGGGAGAAACTACATGGAAGCAGTTTATGAACATCCGTTTATGACAACGTGGTTTATATTCTGGTTTTTCTTATGTCTTGATGGAATAACAACAAAAATCAAAAAGGTAAATTGAGGGGCGCTTATGAGTTGCGGGAGGCCGACAATAAGGGCTCCAAGACCTCAAAAGAGTGTTCGGGGAGAGTCCTCTATGAGTGTTGAAAAGCCAAGCTTAACAATTAAACAGCCGAAAAAAACTATTGACTGGAGATCAGTTGGAGGATTGAGCATGGAGTTAAGTGGGAGAGAACGCCAGAAAAAATTAATACAAGAACTTGATATTAACTCAGGACCTTATGAATCAGCGAAACATAAAGCTGCAATTGATTTAATAAACCGCATTAAATTAGACACCAAAACCTATACAGACATCTTGAAGATTTTAAGGGAGCTTCCATTTCATCATTCTAAAAAAAGTGAAAGAGAGATTATCGATCATGCGTTAGATTTGATCGAAAGAGAAATGAAAGGGAAGCTTCATTCTGTTTCAGCTTTCGAACAAGAAAGGTTATTCGATTACATTAAAGAATTGGAGATCAGATTAAAAGTCACAGGAGAAGGTTTGCCAGCAATGAGAGAAGATGTACAAGACCTGTTAGATAATTACAAGGAGGAATAACAATGACTAAACGAATTATCAATAAAACAGCTCACGGCGTAATGGTGTGGGATACAGAAGAAAAAACGTTCATACCTGCTGACAAACGATGAGGCAGCCAAGCTTGAGAAGGACCAAGGCACAACGGAAGAACCTGCAGCAGATAAGGCAAAGGAAAAGCCAAAGCAGAAGAATACCAAAACAGAAACAAAGAAAGATGAAACGACTGACAGCGAATGAGGTATTGCATTTCTAATGGCTGCACCTCATTAGTCGAGGAAGGTACTTACTATTGCGCTGACCATAAGCCGAGGAAGAGAAAGAGAGACGGCTTTCAGTCTAATAATAAATCGTTTTATAGGACAGATGAATGGAAAGACATGAGGGCATATGTCTATCAACGTGATAAGGGTGTGTGTCAGTGTTGCGGCAAATTCGTGTTTGGTCGAAATGCACACGTCCATCACATCGAGCCGATTTCAGAACGTCCAGACTTAAAGCTAGATGAAGAGAATTTGATTCTGTATTGTCCGAAGTGTCATGCTGAAGAAGAAAACAAAAATAAAAAGAAATCCCCCCCTACCATTTTCCAAAAATACTTTTAGTTTGGGGATAGGATAGGGGGAGTCGTTTATATCTCAAAATGAAATTTTGAAGGGGGGTGTGAGCGAAAATTGGAAGAAATTACACCGCAACAGCGTGCTGCACAAACGAGGAAATTAAACAAAATTCGAAAAGAGGAAGAAACTGAAATTCATGCTTGGTTAAAAGAATCCGGCACCTATTCCGAAACACTCACACCTCTAATCGAGACTTATTTAGATGCTCATGTGGTTTATACACATATGTACGAAAAGTGGCGAGATGAAGGGTTTCCAGCCACTCGGATGCATACGAATAAACAAGGGCACACCAATGAAATGAAGCACCCATTAGCTCAACAAGTAGCAGATTGGAATTCGAAAAAAAGCAAGTTGTTAGAGCAGCTTGGTCTAACTCCGAAGCTTCAAAAACAAGTCGGCGGCCAACCGAATTCTACAACAGACGCCTTCCAGAATTTCAATTCAAAATGGGGTGCTGACAAGTGATAGAACCGGGTGTGAACTATGCTGATTTATATGCTGAACAGGTATTGAAGAATAAGAAAGACCACTGTAAGTCAGTAATAAAAGTCGTTGAACGATACAAAAGGATGAAAAAAGGAAAGACGTCTGGCTAGATGTGAACGAAGCGAATAAGGTCATGGATTTTATTGAGACGTTCTGCAAGCACTCAAAAGGGGAACTTGCCGGGCGGCCAATCACATTAGAGTTATGGCAAAAATTCATCTTCACCAACATATATGGTTTTTATAAAAAAGATGATAAAGGCAGGACTGTCAGGGCTGTTAGAACTGTTTATGTTCAAATCCCACGGAAAAATGGGAAAACTGTTTTGGCTGCGGGCGCTGCTACATATGCAATGTATGCTGATGGAGAGAAGGGCGCAGAATGTTTTACAGCTGCAACCGACTCTGAACAAGCTAACATCGCAGCAAAACAAATCGCGGCAACTATTCAAAACAGCCCTGATTTAAATTCCCGCACTCAGATTTATAAGGGTACTAAAGGGCACATAAACGCAATTATTTACCGTTACACCATAGGCGGTACAAAGTTTGAAAATAGCATCCTGCCTCTGTCTAAAAATACACAGGGTCTTGATGGTAAAAACCCTCATTTTGTTTTGCTGGATGAAGTACACGCGCAAAATAATGCCGACATGTACGACGTTTTAAAATCCGGTATGGGTTCGCGGTTGCAGCCGTTAATGTTCATCATTTCAACAGCAGGAAAAGGCACGACTTCCGTCGGTCTGCAAATCTATGATTATGCTCGGGGCTTATTGAACAATAAGAATGAAAAAGAAGAAGATATTTCATATTTCACGTTTATTACTGAGCCTGATAAGGGAGACAAATGGGATGACCGAAAAGTTTGGAAAAAAGTAAACCCAAACTGGGGCGTCAGTGTCCAACCAGACTTTTTAGAAAGTGAATTTAAAACTGCGCAAATGAGCGCGGAACGAAAGGACGAGTTTTTGGCAAAGTATCTAAACATTTTCGTCCGAAGTACCGGAACCTATTTTGATAAAGACATTGTTCAAAGAATGATTGAAGATAAAAACGGTGAGATTATTAAGGATTTAGGAGACTTGTCGGGGGAACAAGCTGTCATTGGTCTTGACCTTTCACGGACAACAGACTTGACCTGTGTCTCTATCAATATTCCTTCTCACAATGACGAGGGTAAGTCTATGCTGAAAGTTAAGCAAATGTACTTTATACCTGATCATAACCTCGAAGGACGTGAAAAATTAGAAAATGTCCCTTACCGGCACTTAGCTGAGGAGGGTTTTTTGACGTTGTGTCCCGGAAAAACGATTGATTATGACATGGTTGTGGAGTACATTGTGGAATGCTCAAGAATCTATAGCGTTGAACAAGTGAATTATGATCCGGCTCTCTCTCAGAAAGTGATTGAAGCGCTTGAGGCCGAGGGTTTGCATTGTGTAGAGGTGAAACAATACTCAGTTGTACTTAACGCTCCGTTCGATGATGCTGAGGTTTTAATGTTTGAAGAGCGGATCAAGACGGATAATCCCCTTTTTATCTATTGCACCGAGAACGTTGTTGCTGATAAGAACTTTCAGGGGCTTAAACGGCCATCTAAAAAGCAAAGTAAAGCGAAGATTGACGGCTTTGTGGCGTTTTTAAAACGCCCATAAAGAAACAATGATGATGCTCGTTGATTTTGACGAGGATGATTATGACGAAATGCTTCAACAATTGTATAGATAGGGGGTGAAATCGTGGGGATTATTCGCAGCGTGTTAGACCGATTCACCAAAAGAAGTTTTGATTTCATCGGGAGCTCTTATTTTAATTATGGTTCATACGTCAATGATGAAAATATATTAAAATCCAGTGACACTTTCAATTTAATGAAGTTGATTAGTGATCAAGTTGCATTAGCTGAATTTGATGTTGAGGACGTAGTGTCAGGAAAGAAATCTAAAGACCCGCGGGCTGCCCATGCTTTGCGGGTTTTGTCATGCCCGAATGATTATTTAACCAGTTTCGAATTTAAAAAGCTGCTGACAAATGTGTATTTGCTCCGTGGCGATGTTTACCCGTTTTATGACGGGCGCCAGCTGCACATTTTAAATAATGCTTATTCAGAGTTAACCAATTCCGGTATAGAAAAAATCACAGTTGCTGGCGAAGTGGTACCGGGAAATATGGTCAGGCATATAAAAAACATCGGGCTCAGTCATATAGAAGGCGTGGGCCTTTTAGAATTGGCGAGGGAAACGTTAGAAGGCGTGATGAACGCAGAAAAAGCATTGACGGAGAAATACAAAAAAGGCGGGCTTATGGCTTTTCTTCTTAAATTAGATGCTCATTTGTCTCCGGCGAACAAAACACAAAATAAAACCGTTAATGCAATTCTTGATCAACTTGAGGACATTGAAGATTCCGGCAAAGTGAAGCTCATTCCATTAGGTAAAGGGTACGAAATTGAAGCGCTTGAGTCGCCAGTTGACGATGAAAAAACGCTGAAATATCTGAGTGTTTATAAAAAGGATTTAGGCAAATTCTTTGGACTTGACAAGGACTTGCTGGACAAGCTCGAAGAGAAAGACATGGAACAAGCCATGATGAAACTTTACACCAGCTGCTTAAAACCTATCTTTCGCAATATAGAAGAACATTTGTCCATTCTGCTATTCGGTAAAAACAGTGGGCTGCGTCTCAAGCTGCGTCACAATCTTTTAGATTATGTCGGAATGAAAACAAAAACCGATATTGCTTACAACTTGGTGCGGACCTCTATTGCTGTTCCGGATGATGCCAGGGAAATGTTGGGCTTCAAGCGGTTGGATACAGAAGAATCAAGCAAGCTTTATATCAGTAAAGACCTCGTGGGCCTTGATCGACTTGAGGATAGTTTAGACAGCTCGCTGAAAGGTGGTGAGGATGATGGATAAGGAGCAACGGACGTTTCATATTAGCGGGTTGGAAATCAGAAGTCTTGATGAACAGAAGGAAACACCACAAATAACAGGTTACGGTGCGGTTTTCAATAGCCCGGCAAACATCGGAGGGATGTTCACTGAGGTTATTGCACCGGGTGCCTTTTCGAGAGCCCTTGCGAATCAGTCAGATGTAAGGGCTTTGTTTAATCACAATTGGGATTATGTACTCGGGCGGACACGCAGCGGCACTTTAACGTTAGAAGAGGATGACAAGGGGCTCAAATTCACGGTTACGCCTCCGGCAACGTCATGGGCCAGCGATTTACGCAGCAGCATGGAGCGCGGTGACATTAATCAGTGTTCTTTTGGTTTCAACGTCATTAAGGACGAGTGGAACTATGAAACGGAGCCGGTGACAAGGACGATTCAAGAGGTTGAGCTTTTTGAAATTAGCGTCGTGGCGTTCCCTGCTTATGAGGAAACTGAGGCGGTTCTCCGGTCCGGTGACATCTATAAACGGGCGAAAAAAGAACACGAGTTACGGATGAAGAAACAGCAGATCATTAATAAAATTCAGGAGGCTACAAAAAAATGAAAAAGATTCTTATGAGACGTAAAGCAGCAATCGAAGCACGAATGAACGAAATCCGGGCTGATCTGGAAGGCGATAAAACAGAAGCTTCTGCGGTGGAACAGCTACAAAAGGAAGTTGATGATTTAGCTGCAGAATTGGAAGAAATCAAAAAAGCATTAGAAAATCCAGAGGACGACGAAGAGCCGGAAGATGAACCGGCGGCACCAGCAGGCGGCGAAGAAGGGCGTACAGGGGATGAACCTGAACAAAATGAAAATCGCAGCGGTATTGATTCGGAGAAAAGAAATGCTATTGTGAATAATATTATGCGTTCATTGTCTTCTGAAAGCCGTACAAAGGCGAAAAAAAGCGAGCAACGTAAAGCCTTTGCAAACTTACTTGTCGGCCGCATCAGCGAATCTGAGGCGCGTGCGATGGGTGTTGAAACATCAAACGGAAAAGTATTGATTCCAGAAACGCTGTCAAAGGAAATTATCACTTATGCTCAAGAAGAAAATTTGCTGCGAAAGTATGGCTCTGTGGTAAGAACAAAAGGTACACAAGGGTATCCTATTCTTGTTAAAAAGGCTAAAGCGCAGCGAATTAAAACCGAAAGAACATTAGAAAATCCAATTCCTCAAACTGATATTGACTTTGATGAAGTGTTCTTGAACCCTTCTGAGATCGATGCGCTTGTACTCGTTACAAAAAAGTTACTTGCCATGACTGATATGCCTGTAGAACAAGCTGTCATTGAAGAGCTAAAGAAATCTTACGTTGATCAAGAAGCAAACTATTTCTTTAATTCTACAGACAACCCGGGTTCTCTGATTCAAAAAGCCGTTGCATTTACACATTCTGATACAGACGTTTATAACAAACTTGTACGATTGAAAAATACAGTACCAACATCAAAGCTTAAAAATTCGCGCTGGATAATGAATAGAGCTGCACTGACAGCTATTGAAACGTTAAAAGATGATACCGGAAAACCACTGTTACGCGAGGCTTATATTGAAGGCTCATATGGTTACAGAATTTTAGGTTACGCTGTTGATGTAACAGATTATGTTGACGCTGGTACGCCGGATGTACCACGTTTGTATTTTGGAGATTTTAGCTCATTCCATATTCAAGATGTTATTAATTCTATGGAAGTCAGCAAGCTTCTTGAAAAATACAGCGATACAAACCATGTGGGCTTTAAAATCTGGCATTTGAATGATGGTCAATTAGTCTATGGACCGTATGAGCCGACTGTATTCAAATTGGAGTTAACAGATGGCGCTGCATCGGCTTAATGACAGATTAATAGAGCACTTGAAACTAGATGACAGCGAAGAAGAGTCTTTGCTGTCTTTTTATTTGGAGTCGGCCACAAATTATATCAAAGGTGCCACAGGTTACGAGAATGATCATCTGATTATTTTGCTTGCCGGTATTTTTTATGAATACAGGGTGACAGAGAAAAGCATGGCCCTTGCTGTCGATGCTTTAACGCCGTTAATCATATCGGCGGAAATGAGAGGTGAGGACAGTGGGAGTGAATCCGGGGAATCTGAAACATCGAATTAGAATTGAGAAACGGGAGCCCGGACAAGACCCGGTTACTCGAAAGCCGAAACATGTCTGGACTCTATTTGCAAAATCATGGGCTGAGATTATGCAGCCAAAGGATCGATGGATTATCCAAGCAGCTGCAGAGCATCAAGAAAAAACAGTCTGGTTCCGGATAAGGCACCGAGAAGGTATAGAGTCTGGAGAAATGCGAGTCGTTTATAAAGGGCAGCCTTACAAAATAAAAGAAGTGATTCCGGATTTACAAAATAAAGGACTCATGACGCTCCAATGCGAGGGATGGGACAATGAGAGTATCACTTGATATTGAGGGTTTAGACGATATGATCAGTCAGTTGGAGAGAAAGGGAAAAGACATGCAGAAAGTAACGTCTAAAGCCCTGAGAGCCGGCGGACGTGTCCTTGCTCAAGGCATGAAAGATGAGGTTCCTGTCTCTGACATTGATCATGTGCATATAAGGGATGACATTAAAGTGAGACAGACGCCTAAAAAAGACCGGCCGATGCCTGATGTCATCACCTTTGATATTGGACCAGGTAAGGAAACAGCGTGGAGAGCGCGGTTTGTTCATGACGGATTTGTGGCTGCTAACGGCCGATTCATCCGGGGCAATCCGTTTGCCGTCCGCGCTTTTCGTATTAAGAAAGAACAAATAGTGCAAGCCATTGCGCGAGAGTATCAAAAGGCAATGAGGTGATTTTATGATCAACTATGAGCCGGTCATTGCAACTGAACTATATGAAGATGAAACAATCAATCAATTAACGGGCGGCCGGGTATATGCAGGGGAGTTTCCGAGCGAATTTTCCAGTCAGTATCCTCACATTCTTGTTGCCGAAATGGACAACGTCGATGTGAGCTACACAGACAATAAGGCCCGAGCGTCAGAGATAGACATACAGGTGAATATCTGGATCAAGGCTGACGATAACATAGGCCCGTTACAAACAGCAGTAGATAACAAAATGAAGGCTCTTAACTGTAAGCGAATCACAGTTTCCTCTTTCAATGAGAGCGAAAGAGATGCGTTTAGAAAGGCTTTTTTATATAGAACCATAGTTAAATTAGAGGAGGAAAACAAATGAGCGTCATCGTAGGTTTAGAGAATGCGGTCTATGCAAAATTGATTAAAGATGAAAAGGGAAACATTCAATATGAAAAGCCAAAACCATTTGCTCCGGCCATTCAGGCAGATGTAGATACAAGTTCCGAAAACACAACAGTTCACGCTGACAACGGACCTGTAATTGTCCTGTCTAATATTGGTGAAACGAAATTGAAATTCGGAACTACTGAGATTCCACAAGATGTTTTAGCTGATATTACAGGTCAAAAGCTTGTTAAGGGTGTCATTGTGTGGCGGCAAGATGCTGTTCCACCATATGTGGCATTCGGGTTTACGGGTACAAAAGAGGACGGAAATGTGCGGCATGTTTGGCTGACAAAAGGAAGATTCGGCATCCCGTCAACAAACTATAAGACAAAAGAAGATAAAGCAGACGCACAAACTGAAGAGATCGAAGGAACGTTTGTACAACGTGCGGATAAAGTTTTTAAAATTACTGGAGACAGCAGCGTGGAAGGTTTTGAAGAATATAGAGATACGTTCTTCAATGAAGTGTTCGACGTTAGCCAGTTAGATGAAACAGTCGCATCTGCAACACTTGAAAAAGCAGATGCGACTGCGGAAAATGCGGAGGTGGCTGAATAATGAACAAGCCCTTAAAGATTAAACTTAGAATAGACGGCGAATTTCAAACATTTGTTCAGGAGTTTGTTCCTTTCAAGATAAAGAGAAAAGCGCTGGAAATTGAAAAGTACATCCAAGAAGAGAAACCAGATATTGAAGAAATCGAAAAAAGGCATCTTAATATGATTGTTGAAATTTTCGATAGGAAGTTTACTCTAAAGCAGCTTGAAAACGGCTTGAATGCTATCGGCCATCAAGATGTCATTTATGACATTATTGGCGTTGGTATTTTGGGTTATAAATCACGAGAAGAGATTGAAAAAGAAAAAGAGGACCTTGACTTGGGAAAGCTTCTGGAAAAAATAATGGAGGAAAAGCAAGAGTCACTCTCGACGAAGCAATAGCTCAACTTAAAGACACATATCTTGATCTATTAAAGCTAGGATGGACGCTGAATGAAATTGACAATAGCGACTATCCTTTTTATTTTGAGCTGCTTGATCATCAGGCGAAGCAACAAAATGATCCAGTGGAGAAAAGAAAAGCAGAACGAAGAAAGAAAAAAGTTGTACCGATTGACCATGTATTCTAACGGGGAGGTGAGGGAATGGCTACCGAAAATCTAGGAAATATGATTATGCGTCTCGGTGTCGATGACAACGGCGTATCGAGCAGCATGGAAAATATCACAGAGAAAATGAAGCTCGTACGAAGTGAAATGAAAGCCTCCGCCTCCCAATTTGGTCAGTTAGGTGATGCTTCTGATAAGTTACGTCAGAAACAAGACGGGCTTTCCAAACTGTATCAATTACAGGGTTCAAAGATTGAGCAACTCAAGAAAAATATGATCAACTGGCGGCCGAGAAAGGTGAAAACACAAAAGCAGCCCTTGATCTTGCTGAGAAAATCAACAAAGAAGTCGCTAATTATAATCGACTTGGTCAAGCCTTAGAGCGTACTACGGTTGAAATCAATACACAAAACTCTGCTTGGACAAAAGCCGGAAAGACTTTAAAGGAATACGGCGAAGATTTAGAAAAACAGGCCAATCGAATGAAAACAATCGGGACCGTTGGTTTTGCCGGAATTACGGCACCGATGGGAGCGCTGGGGCTTATGGCAATTAAATCAGCCTCAGACGTAAAAAAAGCGCAGGGATCAATTCAAGCGCAAATGGGGCTCACAAAACAAGAAGCTGAGGAAGCCACAAAAGCAGCAACAAACCTATGGAAAGAGGGTTTCGGTGAGGACGTTGGCGACGTTACAAACGTGATCAGCAACGTCCGCAGAAACATTAAATCATTGGGTGATGCATCGAGCGAGACTGTTCAAAGAGTGACGAAAGACACGATGACAATTGCTGAGTCGTTTGACCAGGAGGGCAATGACATCACAAAGTCAGTCAATGCCATGCAAAACTCTTTTGATAATCTGTCCGTTGATAAATCTATGGACTTGATTACCTCCGGTTTTCAGAAGGGCTTAAACTATTCTGACGAGTTTCTAGATTCTATCAACGAATACTCGAATCAATTCTCTGCTGCTGGATTTTCAGTTGAGAAGATGTTTTCTATTTTCGAGGCTGGCGCAGAATCCGGAGCCTTTCAGCTGGATAAGGTTGGCGATTTAATCAAGGAAATGAATATTCGTTTGTCCGATGGGACGGCGGATGACGCTATGGGGAAACTGTCCAAACGCACACAAGAGTTGTACGCCGAATTTAAAAAGACCGGGAAAGGCGGCGATGAGGTTTTTTCTGCTGTTATGAAAGACATTGACGGCATGAAAAACAAAAGCGAAGCCTATGTGATCGGTCAGTCCATTATGGGTACTCAATTTGAGGACTTAGGACAAAAAGGCGTCTCTGCGCTTGCGAATGTAAAGAACAGTTTCGACAACGTAGACGGAGCCACGAAAAAGGCCAGTCAGTCATTAAAAGACAACTTCGGTGACCGTGTGACAAAGGACATGCGCGAGCTACAAACGAATTTGATTCCAGTTGGCGAGATCCTGCTGGATAAAATTGAACCGGCTTTGCAAAAGACCGGTGAAATGATTGGTGATTTTACTGAGTGGTTTCAAAATCTTTCACCTTCCATGCAAAATACCGTTGTTATAGCCGGTTTGGTGGCTGCGGCATTCCCTCCGGTTGTCATTGCATTAGGCGCCGTTGTTTCAAGCGTCAGCACCCTTGTAGGCGCTATGGGTCGAGGTGCGTCTGCGTTTGGCCGTTATCGTGCAGAGGCGGCATTAACACGTACTTCTACAGCTCAGCTGGCAGCGGCAAACACTGCGGCCTCTGTGAGCTTGGCAAAAGGTAACGCTGCGGTTACCCGGACCACTCGGGGCATGAGAGGAATGAATACCGCGACTGTGGCGGCTTCCGGGGCTATGTCTGCATACGGCGGGAAATGGGGCAATGTCCTCGGCATCGCTACTATGTTTCTCCCTGAGATTTTAAAGGGCGGAAAAGGACTTCTTGGCTTCGGGAAAAACGCTGCCTCTGCTGGAACAGGGCTTCTCGGCTTTGGAGGAAAAGCAAAGACAGCGAGCACCGCGGCTACCACATTAAGCACTGGGGCAGCACAAACAACCGGGAAACTGGCCGGATTAGGCGGCAAAGCGTTAGGCCTTGTGAAAAGCTTCGGAAGTGTTGCCCGTGTTGCCGGCGTTGCGCGCCTTGGTTTCAGTGCCTTGGGTGGTCCTGTGGGCCTGACTATCACGGGTGTTTCCTTACTTGCAGAAGGAGGGTACAAGCTCTATAAGCATATGAAAGAGGAAACAATCCCAACGCTTGATAGCTTCGGTGATAGTGTGTCAAAATCCACGACAAAGGCTGTTTTGGGCTATAAAAACCTTAACGACAAGGCTACTGCTCAATTAAATCAGTTGAATTGGTCAGGGCAGAAGGTTTCGAAAGAAGCTGCGGACAATATCAGCAAAAATTTTAGTCAGATGGGCGATAAAATCAAAACGACTATCCAGACGAAAGGAAATGAGAGTTATCAATCTCTTAGCAAATTCCTTTCCAGCAGTAAGACGTTGAGCAATAAAGAGCAACAAGCCATTCTTGATAACGTGAAGAAAAAGCAGGATGATCAAACAAAA